GAAAAACCTATGGGGTGGGGGGCCGGAACCCCGCCACACCTTAGCCTAAAGGTTATTATTGTAGGCCCGAATTGTCCATTCTAATTGATAATGCTGGATGCACCACAAATTAGACCCTCGTTCTAATTTGCTACAATTTGTTCTGCGAATTTAAATTATCGGTAAAGTTTGTTTTTACCCGTAAAACTTCTTCTCGCGCCTACGTGCGACAGCACGTAATCGAAACGAGTATATGTAACTTCTTGATCAGGAAATGGTTAAAAAGAGATACACTGGATGTGTACCACAAAAACTCCATTTCGAGTTACGTGTTGTATAAAAATCGGGACCTGTTTATACTCTAGGTAGAGACACTAAAAAGAAGAACAACTTTAAAGTATGAGCCATTAAGCTTAGCTCTTAAGCTTTATCTACGCCAACTAATAAATTGATGTGTTTGTCGGTGGTGTAGTCATACCCACTGCATTGACCATCATAGGACAACCAGTCCAAAAACCAAATGAGACATCTTCTGAGGCTTGACGTTCAATAACGAAAACGTCAGGTACTTTACGTGCTGTATACGTTACTGTAGAAGTCACGCGTGTTGGCACATAAGGTAATGCTTGGGATTGGGAACCGGTGTCATTAACGATACTTTGCATATGAGTTTTGTTGATGTATGGAGCTTGAAGTTCCATAAATGGATACGTTGTGTGGGAAGAGGGGATAAGTGAATAATTATATGACGGATAGGTGAGATCGGTAGTTGTTGCACCTTTGGTGACACTCCATTTTAAACCTACTGAAATGTCTCCGTTCCATGAGGCTCGTGCTGTCGAATTCCAATTAGAATAATTAAGGAAATAAGACTTAAGACGAATCCCACCACGTTGATAGGCATAACAACTAGCCATTGTAGCATAGAGATCAGTGAAAATTGGAACGGTTGTTGATAAATTTGAACTGCTATTATCCCTGATCCATGTATTGCTATCACCGTTATAAAACGGCAAACAAACAAGCCATGGGTAGATCTTAAACAGAAAAAACTCTTGACCATTCATATCCACTGTTGTAAAAGGAGTAGACCTCTTGATGATTTGTCGAACACTCTTAATTGATTCACCAGTACAATACCTATTGGCAAGTTCTGCATTATCAACGAGATTCTTAGAAGTACCTAGTCCATCTGGTTCATTTGTATCCATTGTAGAAGTTTCAAGATGTGCATTTGAAATTAATGATTGTTTCTGAGAGTAACGAGATTTAAGTTTCTTGGAGGATGCAAATGCCTGAGTTGTTGAATTATTACCAATCAAATGAGGAATCCACACTGCTTCATTTTGTTTAACACCGCTCAAATTAGCAAATTCAAAATCTTCGGCTGCCGAAAATTCCAACAATATAGTAACATAATTCCTAACTGTATCTGGATTTCTAAGAGTATTCAAAACAAAAATATTGAGTTGACCACACTCTTCCATCACTGATTTGTATGGAGTTGTGCTAACATAAGGTAGAGTAAATTCGAATTCCGTAGTTTCACGCATGTCAATTACTGATCTATGTAAATAAGCTACATTTCCAGTACTGACTGATGGTTTAACAGCTCCCACGTACCCGGGGGAGTAAGCTACCACCAATCTACCAGAATGAAATTCAGTTTTGACAAACTTCATCTTCACTTTAATGCCACCACGGTATAATTGGAAAAACTTTGAAAAGAATGCTATAGGTGTACAGTTATATCCACCAGAAATATGAGTTTGAGCCATAAGGTTGTTGGGAACAATAGAATAAGTTAGTAACGGTGTATCAACTAGTTGAGTGGAATCCCATTTCAAAGCAAACAAATACGTCGGAATGCTTAATGGGTAAGCTAAAGCCATTTCATCTACATCTTGACCGGCAAAACCAGGCAAGTGCTCTAACTGATTATTTTCCAAAACACCTAAATTGATACTATTATCTCCTCCAGAGGCATTGTTAAGTCGAGCCATTGGTCTTTGCACCACTACTTGAGTCTGTCCAGCACTCAAAGGGTTTGAGAGTCCAAAGGCACTAGCTGCATTAGCCGCAGCGGCAGAAAACCAAGAAACTGGTCCTGCGATTGAACTTAACAATGGTACCTCAGCTGCAATAGCCGCAGCTTTACTAATCTTATCTAAAGGTCTAGAAATCCATCCATTAGAATTTTCTTCGCTAACGGCTGGATCACCATATCTACTCTTCATCTTTCTTTTTGAAGCAAATGATTGTGTAACGGAAGGGCCTGAAATAGCTGGGAACATCAACTCAACATCTTCAAAGTGTGCCCAAACAGTACACTCGGCATCAATCTCAGTTGTATTACAATCAAGTGGTGAATAAACTGTTAAGTCTACCACTCCTTGATGTCCTACTCCATTGGTTGTGTCGAACGCTAGATACGGTGATACATATGGAATTGCAAATGTGATTTCACTATCCACAGCGGCATCAAATTCCGCACGAGGTAATTGTGTACGTTGAATTAGGTTATAAGAAGAAGTCATGTATTTCTGTTTAGCTATCTTATCATTGGGAAAATACGTCATCATTAATCTACCCTGCTGAAATCTGTTAGTATTAACTTGCAAAGTAATGACTGTCCTTGCTCTGAAGCCCAAGAAACCATAAATTTTTTGGGAGAACGTTGGAATTGCCGCAAGTATATCTTCAGGTAGAGATATCGACTTAATGACTGTATTGACCCCTTGAGAAGTAGTCCAAGCTCCTTTATAAATAACTGCAGGTCTTGCCAGGAAACTCTTAATTGGGTGATTGGATCCATCAGAAACATTCTCCAACAGCCCCTTATGGAATGACAGCGGTGCTGGGAGAGTGAATCTTTGTTGGTTGTGATCTGCGGTTGACTCCATTGTTGGTTTTGTTTCGATGGTCGGAGCCGTTGCCACCTGTTGAATGTCGTTGTTATTGTTGGCAGGAAGGAATTTTCGGAACTATCGTATCCCATGGATAGCCCTAGGTGTCTAAATCCTGAGTCGTGGCTTGTCAACCCCACTTTGCACTTTTATCGAGGAAGCCCTGGTTAGTATAGCTCAATAGCCCTCCCCCGCTAGTAACCTTTCCTTACTAGTGGCTCTATATCCCACACAGTCCTGTGTTCTTATATTAAACACCAAGTTTTGTATCACCACAGCCTTCGGTGAGATATAGGATGTTCCACATTTATACCGCGCCCTAGAACATAAGCGCCATTGGTTTATTTTACATCGTCCTCACGATGGGGCTAATACTTACAATAAGTCATCTCTAGCCAAAATCCTCGCCTTCAATGTAGCATATTTCGTATCAGGAGGAATGTAGTCCATGTACTCTCTACAAGCATCAAGCAAAATCTTCGAATATTTATTAAACGTCTCTTCATCATGTAAACTAAGCTCTTCCATTGCATTTTGAACAATATCGGTTATTACTTGATCTGGTTCTGGATGTTTCTTTTGCCAATTGGGCATCTCCATAATTACACTTAAATCTAGAGGAGCAACCCATCTCCTATGTTCATAATCAAATCTGAAACCTCTCTTCAGAAAACTTATTTCCTTAATATCGCGCGTCGGCTCTAAGTCTTCTGAGTCATCTTTCTTCTCAGAGGTATATGTTAATCCAATCTTCTCCATGAGTTTTGGTAGTGTAATTTGGTTAAACCATTCATCTACTGGTCTAACAACTGCGACAACACTATCATCACCAAACATTTCATCGTTTATATAATCCTTGTACAATTGCATAGCTTCATGGGGATCACCTCCGTGACCCATTGCAAAAGCACAACGATGGGCTGTCAAGTTATATAAAGTGTTATGCATCGTTGTAGGATGAGCTCCAGATGGCATACCCTTCGGATTTTGATACATCATAAGTTTAGTTCCCTCAGGTGTGTCCACATTAACTACATGCACAGATTGAATAGTACAGTACATAAGATTTCGTCTAATTCTTCGTTCTACATCAGTTGCATTATAATAATATTTTTCAACAACATATTCCAAATTGGCATAGTGAATAATGGTTCCTTGAGATGAATCAAATCTAGAAAAATCACCAGCTATCATTCCCGCATTACCACGAGTTAAATGATCATGTAATCTAGTCCAATCCAAACTATAAGGGTTAGCACCAACTGCACTGCCATTTGATATGTTGTATCTTTTCATATATCCAAAGAAATCAGCATTGTACATTCTATCAATGATAGTTAAAGCAAAATCACCAGCTGAAAACAAGCGTGTTTTTCCAGCATCATATTGAGCAAACGATCTTCTTTCATCCTTAAGAGTATCAGTAAAAACAAATCCAGGATTAATTCTTTCACCTTGTGACAATTGGTCAATACACCATTCTACATGAGCTTTCAACTTTTTAAGCTCTTCATGATCCCAATCAATCACAGGAGTATCCGATAGCCAATAATGTTTACCTTTACTTCCAGTGCTCTTCATTTCAACCCATGGAAAACCAGCAGATGTGTTCCTTGGTAGAGGACCTGAATATTTGTCCATCTCAAGTCCAGTTATAGCTTCTTCAAAAGTTCTAACATGAGGAACATGAATATGAGGGTGTTTGTTAAATACTCTTTGAGCAGTGCTCTGAGCGCAAGCATCAACAATATCTTGATCCAAGTTTTTCTCAGGAGTCTGAAATTTGGCAATTCCCAAAGCATAAGGATCCATGAATTCTCCATTTACTACCTTTCTTCTTAGTAAAGCCGGTTTCTGGGTTACTGGTAACATATGTCCATAAAGAGGAGACTTAATGATCTTAGTAGAGCTAGCTTGATTTAGAGCCCTGTCTCTAACTCCAATGCAAGCAACAGGTGCTTGTTCTGGGTAGGTTAATCGAGCATTGAAATCAAAATCCATAGCTTTAGCATAAGCTTCATCGTATTCTCCAATGATAAAAGTTCCACCACCATAGGGAAGGTCAATTTTATTTGTCACAAGACCTTGCTTTTGGGAACGTTTCTCAATTTCTTTTTGAACTGTTTCAGTAATATCATTATACGTGACAACTTCATATCTAGTGTTTTTCAGAACTAGTTCCTTAATTCTTTCCTTTTCTTCTTCTTCATTAATCTTTTTAAGCAAAGATCGGAATGAAATATGTTTAAGGTGAGAAAACTCACTCTCAATTGGGAAAGTAATCTCGCAACCAGCTCGGGTCCACCAGTACACTCGGTCATGAATATCAAACCATGCCTTTACATGTTCACCGTCAGTGTTAAACTCTTCAGTAGCTAATTCCATTCGTCTATTCATGAAAGTAACCAATTCCGTTGGACTATATTCAGGGAATCGTACTCGCCACCAAGTTGATAACTCATTTAACAAGTTTTCAAAATCTTTTTGCTTGTACTTCCCAAACTCACTTTGTCCTTTAACCATTTGATGTAAGATATTAATAACTGATCGAGAATCAGTAAGATTATCAATATACATTACTACTACTAGCATAGCAGACTTAGCTGTTTCAGTATCCAAGTGAACTCCAAATCTATCATTCAAATATAATGAAAACAAATTTGCATCTTTATCAGAGCACTTGGACTTGTCCCAACAATTGTTCTTATACATTAATGGTCTTGCTCCAGTATCGTTCCACCAGTCCTTAATGCACTGAATAATTCCTTCCTTTTGTGATCTAGGGAACCATTTATCTATCATCTGCCGAGTTATGATCACTACATGGCCATGCTGACCAGTCCCTGCTACGTGCATACCACACAATTTTCCAGCAGGAGCGTCATTTTTCATCAAATAAACAGGGGAACCACAATCACCTTTTTCAGTACACATTTCAGTCTCGATGACACCCTTTAAGGTATGAACTAAATTTTCTCCTTCATGTACATGCATTTCAGAAAGAATTTTACCTTTTCCAAATTTGGCGTGCCAATTTTGCATTAAAATTCCATCCTTCTCTTCATATCC